ACGCCTGAGAAGAGAAAGGAAATGCAGAAGAAACTTGTCGCCGCTGCTGCCGCTTAACCTCGCTGGATTAAGTGGCATGTGTTGCTAGGCTTGTGTAGGTCCCCGGAATACCTACCTAACCGCCGATAGCAGCACAACAAGAGCCTAAGGGAATTTATCCCATCTTCCCTTAGGCTTTTTTTACTTCTTTAAATTGTTCAATGACGTAGATAAAGTAAGTTAATTAAATAAATAAATTAACTCAAAAGAGGATAAAGAGATGAAAAGAATAGGAAGAAGCAAAGTTCCTTATGCCCATCAGTTAGCGTCTATGGCTGAGAATCTAGCCAAGAAATTCAACAAGACAGTCTACATACAGCCTGAGTATATTACCTATAACCATAATCCAATAGAGAATGCAGTAAAATATAATATATTCTTTGTCCCTGGATTTAATTCTAGAAACTGCACTCAGTTTACTTTTAATACCTGGTCTGAATTTCTAGACAAATACTTCTCATTGATGAAGGAGGAAGAATAGATGTCAAAAGTAACTAAGTGCCTTATTGAATTAGGTGGAATTGATGAAGATGAGGTTAATATAATAACTTCACTAATATCACCAAGTAATATAAGTAATAGAGAACATAAGATCCTAACTAAATGGGTTTTTACTCAGTTAACAACTATAGCAATATTACAGATGCTTATAGAAGAAAAAGCCTATATAGCATTTAGGAAAAATAAAGTTGTAATTAGTAAGGAGTCTGTCAATGACAAGTAATCAAAGGTTATATGAAACTATGGGTCATAAGTATGTTAATAGTTGGCGGCGATGGAAAGGAATAATGAAAGCAGTGCCTTTCGAGGAGAAACGCTTAGCTAAATGGTCACCTCCTTATATAGTACAGCCTAAGTATGATGGTGATAGATGCAAAGGCTATCCAATAGAAGGATCACCTAATATAAACAGTAGCTATATCCTTCTAACATCAGAAGAAAATCCCTATTTTTCAATCCCTCATATCCAAGAATCTTTAATCAATTCAGGCCTAGGAATTATCCTAGATGGAGAAATCTATAATCATCAAGTTTTTCTTGAGGGTGGTCATGAACTGATTCATTCTATGGCTTCACGCAAAGTCAATATTCATCCTAGACATAAAGAGCTGGAATTTCACTTATTTGATCTTGAGATTAATGAACCTCAGGCTGAACGACTGCTCCTTCTTGAAAAGATAAAATATTTGGAATTACCTTACATTAAAATAGCTCCTTACTGGGTATGTGAAACACTTGATGATATAAAGAGGGTTTATGATAAACTGGTAAATAATCTTCGTTACGAAGGCATCATCATTAGACATATGTTTAATCGGTATGAGGAGAAACGTTCTACTTGGGTCATGAAATTTAAACCTAAATGTAAGGACACATACACTATTATCGGATGGAAGGAGGAAATCTCAAAAGATGGAAATCCTAAAGGAAGACTGGGTTCAATTATCTGCTCCAGTCAAAGGGGAGACTCGTTTGGTGTTAGCGCAGGACTGGACGATGGTGATAGAGAATATCTCTGGTCTATCCGAGAAACTCTTATAGGAAAAGCTTGCATCATTCACTATCAACATTTAACTAACAAAAAGATTCCTAAGGGAACCTTTGACATCGAGGTGATACTATGAAAGGTATAGAAATAATCAAGAAATTCGAAGATGTTGTATCGGCTACTGACCCTACTCTGATGAATAAGATTCAAGTCCAAGCAGCACATGCACAGATGCAAATACATGAACTTCATGCCAGAGCTATTGCATGCCACTGTGAATGTTTAGGGATGAACGCTGAAAATTCAATAGCTGCCTGCAAAGGGCAAGAGCCACCTAATAATGATATTAATTATCAGTTTGTAATGAATAAGTGGGGCCTAACTGACAAAGATGGAAAGGTAATCATCTAATGCTCTGTCCTAAATGTTCTACTAAACTAAAATGCTATAATACAGGTAGTCTAAGCAACATAAGGACTGTAAGAAAATATGCTTGCCTTAAATGCAGTACAAGATATATCTCAACTGAGGAATTGGATATAATCCCTATGGAAAAGAAAGGTGTCCCAAGGCATCTTTTAAGGTGGCTAATGAAATATCAAAAGGAGAAATAAGATGAATCCAGAAGAATTAAAAGCTATTATTGAAATGATAGGAGGTCTTGGAGCAAGTACAATGAATGGCTTCATTGCTTATATTGTATTTAAATGTATAGCTGTCTTTGTTGCATATGGAGTAGGAACCCTTTGTGCTGTATTTGTATATAGACTTGGAAAATATGGTATAGAAACTGCATATAATTTAGCTTATGCAACAAATATAATAGTAGCATTACGTAAGGATCTTGGTATGGAGACCTTTGGTGACCCTAGTCGTAGTGAAACAGATACTCTTGCTGAGAAAGTTAGAGAAATGATTAAAAGGAGATGAAAAATGACTGAAGAAAAGAAAAGCTTTGAATTCTACGTAGCTGGAGTACAGTTCCATGAACTTAAACACTGCATCAATCAGATTCATGCAGATGATGAATTAACCCTTCATCCTGATCCTACTAACAAATTCGATCCTAATGCTGTAGAGATCATCTTTGAAGGTGAGGAATCTGTCCACATGGTAGGCTTTGTTCCTGCCAAGCAAGACCTTTCAGCAAAGATTTCTTCCTTGCTTGAAATCATGGAACTGAGGTGCATTGTACTGGAAGTCACACCTACTGCCAAAACTTGGGAACAGTTGAAGGTTAGAATAGAGGAGGTTTAAGATGCCTAAAAAATACTACTGCTCCCTATGTGGACAAGAAGTAGTCTACACATGCAAGGCTGTAAAGGGTAAAGGGTTAATCATGCATCTCATAACTCCTCATGAGTGTGAAGGGTTCTCTATCGCATCAAATCCTGATGGAAAGCCTACTGCAGAAGAAGTAATCAACGCTGCTAAGCCAATTAGTGGAATACAAGATGCTGACAACCAGAAACAAGTAACTGGATCAGGCACTATATTTGATAGGTCTAATGGAGACAAACGAGATGGGATAAAATCTACTGCACCTGAAAGTTTACTAAGGGACATGAATAACCTTGCTGGCTCAGGAGTAGAAACCGTTGAAGGGTAATCGCTATGCCTAAGGTATATGTTGTTAATCGCTCATCTCATGACTTCTCAAATGCTGAAGAGTTCGGGGAACTAGTCTTCATGACCCAAGGTAGAATGAATCGCTTTGCTACAACTGACATGATTAGGATGTTTAGTGAAAGTATGAAAGATTCTCACAAAGACGATTACATTCTACCCTGCTCCCTGAACGTTATGAATCTACTGGCAGGTGCTGTGTTTGCAGCTAAACATAAGACTGTTAACCTCTTGCTGTTCAAAGCAGGTAGATACATAGAAAGAAATCATGTGATTAGATAATTAATTAATTTAAACAACTGAGGGAAAAAGACTATGTCAATCTCAGAAAGAACACTTAGGAAATGGAGGAAGAAGGCACTTGAGGAAACTAAGGAATTAGAAGGATGGGATGCTACTTCTGAAGTTACAGAATTAGGAAGAACTCAATGTTCTCGCATCCTCCAAATGACTCAAATCCTTCTTGACCAACACCTATTAAATAAAGGAAAATAAGATGATCCCTTCACAACCATCTTGGGAAATAATAGACAGCTCTAAATTAGATGATTATTTAAGATGCCCTAGACTATATTTTTATTCTCATATATTAGGCTGGAGAATGGATGCACCTGCCCATGACCTATACTTCGGCGAGTGCTGGCACATGGCAAGGGAATACCAACTAATCCATGGCTATGACAAAATCGAAGAAGCCTACGATGTATTCCTAACTCACTACCGCAAAGAATACGATGAAGAATCTGATCGACTCTATCAACCTAAAACTCCATCAGCTGTAAATCACGCCTTAGCAAACTTTGCCGTGACCTACTACAACGATCTTGAGGAAAATGAACTCCTTAAAAATCCAGACTCAGGTGAACCATTCACTGAAATTTCTGGATCTGTTCCAATAGATGAAAAGCGTGTAATCTACTTCCGAATGGACTCCTTATTACAAAACAAGGAAACCGGCAAGATATTCTCTTGGGATCATAAAACTACATCAAAGTATATTCAGTACGATGCTTGGGAGAAGCAATTTTACTTAGGTATCCAAAATGGTACTTACACCCACTGCATGTATTGCTTGTATCCAGTTGATCAAGTCCTAGGTGTGGAATTCTGCGGCTGTGGCTTTGAGCACCTTTCACGAGGCTCTAAAGCACGCCCTGCAGGTGACTACTCAATCCTCAAGCGTGTCTCAGCATTCAAATCACCTGATCAGATGAACGTCTGGCTCTATACTGTAATAGATGCAGTTAATAACATCGAAAGGGAAATGGATCGTTTATCACATTGTTCTGACAACGACCCTGTCATGCAAGCCTTTCCAATCAATCCTGGAGGATGTGCTAAGTACAGAGGATGCGAGTTCCACGATTACTGCATGGCATGGCCTAATCCATTGAGAAGGTGTCAAGAACCTCCTATTGGGTTTAAAATTAGCCACTGGGATCCTCGCCAGATGGATAGCAAGAATAAACTTAAGTTAGAGTGGAGATAACTATGGCATATGATGCTGCTACAGAACTAAAAAAAGTCAGAGATTTCTATAACCAAGATGATATGCAGAAACGTTTCAGTGCTATAATTACAGGAGAAACAAACGCAGGTAAAACATATCTACTTAAGACAGCTAGATTTCCTATACATATAGATTCTTTTGATCCTGGAGGAACAAAATGTTTAGATGATTTAATAAAGAAAGGTGACATAGTAGTCGACACTCAGTATGAAAACGAAGATCCTTTCAAACCTACTGCTTTTGCTAAATGGAAGAAGATTAATGAAATTAGGCTGCAAATAAACTATTTTGATCAATTCGGAACCTATTGCATTGACTCCCTCACAACATTTGGCCAAGCAGCGATGAACTTTCAACTTAATCTGAAAAATCGAGCTGGTGAAGCACCTATGCATCGCCAAGACTACAATCCACAGAAGGTTCAGATTGAAAATCAAGTGCGGAAACTGATGAACCTACCTTGTGACTTCATCCTAACCGGTCACCTTAAGAAAAAAGAAGATTTGAAATCTGTAGACAAATCAACTGGGATTCGCTATGTTGAAGTGGAACGCAGACTACATGTAACAGGCCAAGCAGTAATAACTATCCCTCTCTTATTTGACGAACTCTACGTGATTAAAGGAAAGGGAGAAAATCCTCGCCGTGAGATGCTAATTGATTCCCTCGGTGAATACATTGCTAGGTCAAGACTGAAGGGAGGTGGGAAGCTAAAGGCAGTCGAAGAGCCAGACATCAAAGCACTGCTTAAGAAAGTAGGTAAAGCATGGGAAGATAAACCGAGATTAAAAAGTTAATTAAATTATTTAATCAACTAAATGGGAGGCGAGAAGATGAATGATAGTGCTAAAGTAGCACAACCACAAAGAGAACCAGATGTAAGAAGAGCTATAAGTAATCTAGCAGAATTCTCTGATAGATTATTAAACAGAACACGTGAACTACTTGATAAACAAAAGTATGTCATGCGACCAGAACCACCTTCAGAAGATAGAAAAAGTCCTGAATCTGAATGTGCTTTGTCTGGAGAGATCTATGCACAAATAGATGTACTCAGAAATACTTTGGATATTATAGATACAATGATAGAATGTACAGAATTCTAACCAACCAACCAACTAACAAGGGAGAACTAAAATGTCATTAAGTGATTACAGTAGTCTCGAAAACCGAATCAAAGATGCACCTGAGCCGAAGATCCTTGACGCAGGAACAGAAGTAAAAGGTCGTATTATCATGGTTACCTCAGGCGTTAGTGAGAAAAACGGTGCTAAGTGGTATACACCTCTATTTGATGTACCATCTGAAACACTCTGTCCTCCATTCAGTGATTTCTTCTGGGAATTAGCAGATGAAGCAAAGATCGACCCGAAGCAGTTTGCTCAAGCTATTCGATCATTCAAGATGTTTGCTGAAGCCTTCGACATTGACTATTCTCGCCCCTTTTCATGGGTAGATGATCTGCCGGGCAAGGAAGGATGGATGATAGTGGGTGTGAAGAAAGACAAATCAGGTGAATATCCTGACCAGAACAAGGTGAGTAAGTACATCGCACCTAAATAATTTAACCTAGGTGAGTGCAGGTAACCAATCCTGCCTCACTTAAAGTCAATTAAATAATTTAATAATCTGGAGAAATGACTATGACACCACCCGCAAACAAGCCAAAGTTCAGCTTTGAAATCTCTGAGGAACAACAATCTCGTGCACTCAAAACCTTCAGAGAATACGGTCAACGAAAGGCTATCATGTCTCCCTTGCTCGACGAGGTGATGGATCTGATAGACACTCACGGCTACATAGTAATGGCTGTGTTGCTAGATAAAAAAGTAGAAAAGAAA